CAGAGAGGGAGAGGGTCACCGGGACTTTTATAGGTGGTATATGGGAACCCCGGAGACTCAGTGGGTCCAGGATAAGATTCGGGATGCTTTAGGGGGCGTCCCGACCTGGCCTGCTTTCACCCAAAGCGGCAGGGCTATGATGGCGAGGTACGTCCCGGGGAGTTATGCCGAGAAGCACCAGGATCAGGTATCCGGGGTGCCAATGGGCGACACCTGCAATATTTTGATCTCCCGGAATGAGGACTTTGAAGGAGGTCAACTCGTAATATACCCCAATGGCGGGTATATCCGGGTGAAGCAGAAGCGGGGCCATGCTTTTATTTTTCCAGACGGAGTAGCCCATGAGGTTGAGAAGGTCACCGGGGGGGTCAGGGTGGTTTTGATCACTTGGAAAAAAGGGGGTAATTATGGACAATGCTTCAATAATTGAGGAAAATTCGAACACCAAAAAGGCAACCATCACCATCAGCGTGGCTGAATATAACCAGCTCAATTCAGATACGGGTCGGTATTATAAAATCCTGGAGTTTGCCGGTCATACTGGCAATTCGGGTGACAAAGCCTTTGAGAGATTTTTATTTGACCTGGGCCGGCAGAAGGGGTTTGAGCAGGGGGTTCAGGCTATGGAAGGCCGGTAATGAAAACCTACACCCCGGACCTGACCTATTTTGGAGAATACCCAGATCCTCCGGGGCCGGAAAAAATAGTGATATATCTGCGAACCCAAGGGTGGCTGTGGGACCGGGTATGGCAACCGAGATGGAAAAACTGGTTGTTCGGCCCGAAGTGGGGATGGTTCGGTCCTGTCGGCACCTCTTGGTTTATGCACACCACACCGAAAGTTGTGGATTTAAAATTCATAACAAAATAGGAGGCAAAAATGAGTCACCAACAAATTTCAGAAAACCCACGCCCGGATCCACCCTTCGAAGAACAGCCGATGCAGAAGGAGACTGGATTCGCAAAGGAGAACACTGATCCGTGGATACATCGTTCAACCACTATGACCTGTCGCACCTGTATGTTTTATTTACCCAAAGTGAAGGATCAGGCTTATATGTATGCCGAGGGCGTCCCGCCCCAACCATTAAAAGTGGAAGGCCCAACCATCGGCAGGTGCCGCCGCCACGCGCCCACCATGAGCGGCTACCCAGTGGTTTACCCTGTGGACTGGTGCGGCGATCATAAACTCGATGAGACCAAAATCTAATCCGTAGGGGTTTTGTGAATCTCAAACAGATGGAAGAATATGTGATCAACCCTGCCCTTAACCGGGTGGGGTTGTGGCGACCCGGGGCTGTCCGGATGCTTCTCTACACCGGCTGGGTGGAGTCGCGTTATGAGTATGTGGCGCAGGTGGGCGGGGGACCGGCGCGGAGTTTCTGGCAGGTCGAGCGCAGTACCATGGACGACCATTACAAGAACTACCTCGATTTCCGACCTCTATTAAAGGAGAAAATAGATCGGATGGCCGGGGACGACAGGGATTTCCAGTTGACCTTCAATATGGGGTTTGCGGTGGTGATGGCTCGATTGAAATACTACCGGAGCCAGATCCCGATGCCCAAAAGTGACAACCTGGAGGCCCAGGCAAGGTTCTGGAAAAAAGTCTATAATACTGAAAAAGGGGCTGGTACCACTGAGCAATTCATCCAAATGTGCCGGCCTCTGGAAAAGGAACTTTATGATCCAAGTCGCTTTGACGAGTGAGGATATTGACCGGGCCTGGGAGGTCAACAATAAATTGGACGATCAGGGTTATAAGCACCGGAAGATCAATAAGAGCGGTCAGGACTACACCATGATCGGATTGATCGGGGAGCAGATGATCTCCAAAACACTGGATCTGCGGAAGGTGGAGAGTTTCGATTTTGATTTCAAAGACGAGGAAGACCGGACGTTTGAAATCAAAACCCAGCAATCCAAAGTAGTCCCGTTCCCGGATTACCGATGCAAAGTTCTCAGTCTGAAAAAATCCCAGGCAACGGATTTCTATATTTTCTGCACCCTGAACGACAGTTGGAAATATGGATTCATCATCGGTTATATCCCCAACCAACTGTTTCACGATCTCCGGTTTTTTGTCCCGAAAGGCAACATCCACTATTCAAAAACCGGCATAAAATTCACCAATTCGTATGACCATTGGGCCATCGAAGCCAAAGACCTGAGAGTGATAAACCGGGATCACTTTTTGGTCAGGGTTGACAATTTCGTTGAAAATAGGGTATAGAAAAGATGAGGTTTTATGAAGTGCCTGATGGATGGTCCCCGGTTTTGGGTCCGGGTTAAAAAAACCCATTACTTTTAATGGGAGACAATCATGGCTTTCCTAAAAAAGAAGAAGACGTTTATTCTTGCCGGGATCCTTATCCTGCATGGATTCATCAGTTTCCTGGTGGGTGATACGACTTTAACGGAATTTATTTCGGGTTCAGCCGAAGCCCAGGAAATGTTTACGGGCGGGGCTATGGCCGCATTTCGGGCCGCAATTTCCAACGGGTAGGGAATAATGAGTACCCCAGGAGCCTTTTATCTGGATCATTCCAAGCCCCTCACGCCACAAGTCTGCAAAATCATTGAAACCAGCAAAGAGGGATTGACTTTAATCGTCCTCAACCCCGAAGTGTACCTGAGACTGCTTTGCGAGTTGAAGCACGATAAGGGATACCTGCCCCTGCCCGATGGTGAGGTATGGCAGATCGGGAATTTCATTGATAGAAAATATCCTGATGCCCCAGTAAAAATCGAGATGGCTATGTATAGCGAAGACAACTGGAGTGAAGGATGAAAACCGAAGTAATCGGTGTGGGTCTGATTCTCCTGATGGGGTTGATCGTCTGGGCCTATTACAAAGTATCCAAGGGGGCCAAGGCCGAACAACAGGCCAAGGATTTGAAGGCTGGAATGAAAAAGAATAAAGAAATCAATAAGAAGCTGTCCCAGAAGGATCAGGAGTTTGAAGAAAAAAGAAAAGAATATAAAAAGGGTCGTAAAGACGATAGCGATAGTGATCGCGTTAAACCTTGGTGGATGCGCTAATACGATATCAACCTGTCTGGTCCCCCATATTGCGAAACCCAGGCCCCCTGAAATCGAATGGCCCATCCGGTGCAAAACGGGTTACATCTGCCAGAAGGACAAGGATTATAAGGCCCTGGAAGACTGGGAAAAGGAATTGGTCCATGTAATCGAAAAATACCATATAGTCGCGGAGGTCTGTAATGATTAAACTACATGAATTTTTAATTCTTATGACGCTGATCTTAGCCCTCGCCTATACCGGATGCGGAGTATTTAAAAATATTGGTTATGAATCTCCAGGAGGAGACAAAGGACAATGCACCGTCAACTATTTGTCCTGTACTGAAACCTGTACTTTTGATATTAAGGGACACAAGGTAGTCGAAACCCATGATCTGAAACCAGAACAATGCCGAACCGAAAAGAGTTAGAGAACTGGGCACTCTATTTCATTTTAGCGGGAATCCTGGGTTGGGCGGGTCTGCAACTGATCGAAGTGGAAAAGATGGAAGTCCAAACGGAAAATATGGAAGAGAGGATTGAGGCCAACAACGAGTCGATCAACGAATTGATTAAACTGCATTTGCAATAGGGGGTTGCATGGAATCAGATAAAATAAAACAAAGGATGGGGCGTACCCAAAAGAGTCTGGACTACAATCTGGAAGCGACCAACAAAATAAGCGCAATCCGCAAAAATGCCATGAAAGGTGCCATGCCGGACGAGGAGCAGATCAAATGGATGGTGCGGGAACTGGTGGGTGCCTTGTCGTTCCAATCCGAAGTGATGATTGGATGGATCCAGGGTGATGTGGTCATGCTGGACCGGAACCAGAAAAGCCAATCAGAACCCCAGAGTAATACCGAGATGGAAGTCCCTCTGCTGGGAGATATCGCAGAGGAAGCCGCCAAGCTGGACGATGAAGAGGAAATTCCACAGAAAGACAACCAGGTAGTTGAAGGTGCCGATAAAATCAAAGCAATATTGAGTGGGAAAAAGGGGGAAAATGGAGACTCCAATATTAGCCACTAAAAAAGGGGCGATTCTTTCCCAGCCCGGGATCTACGAATCGGGAGAGAAGGTAGGCCGGTCTTTCGGAATATTTAAAATATCACCGGAAGAATTAGCGGTGATGGCTGAAAAGTATATCGATGAATGGGGCGATCCGTTGAACAATGTCAACAAGGTCCCCACCCTAACCGAGTTCGCCTTCAAATGTGGTGTGGGCCGCAGAACACTGGTTGATTACGCCAAGAAAGATGAGTTCAAATCGATCATAGACCGCCTCAAAGCCTTTTGCGAAATGCACACCGATCAGCAGTTATACAACCCCACCCTGAGAGCCGCCGGCCCTATATTTTCCCTGAAAGCCAACTACGGATGGAAGGATGGGAGCCAGCTCGACATCAATCTCAATATCGGATGGAACTCGGTACTGCAAGCCGCAAAAGACAAGCGATTAATGCAGGAGAATCCGGACTATGAGCGAGAATCCGCAGAAGATATCGAATGAACTGATCGATATGGTCAACCGGTGGTATTACGATGCCCAGGAATTTGTCCGTGACGTTTATTCCAGTGATATTGATAATTTCGATATTTGGCAGTGGGAAGCCCTGGATGCCATCAGCCACAAAGATCGAGTGGCTATCCGCTCCGGGCATGGGGTAGGTAAAACCGCGTTTCTCTCCATCATCATAATATGGTTTATGATCACCCGGGGGGAATGTAAAATCCCCTGCACAGCTCCGTCTGGGCACCAACTGGAAGACATTCTCTGGCCCGAAGTAAATAAATGGGTTAAAAAACTCCCACCTGAATTTTCAAAACTCTTCAATCTAAAAACCAAGCATATTGAAATGATAGAGAACCCGAAGCTATCATTTGCCGTGGCCCGTACAGCGCGTAAGGAAAAACCCGAAGCCTTGCAGGGTTTCCATGCAGAGCATCTTCTGTTTATTCTCGATGAAGGATCGGGTATTGAGGAAATTATATTTGAAACGGCCCAAGGTGCCCTGTCCACGCCTGGAGCAAAAATAGTAATCACTGGAAACCCAACCAGGACGACAGGGTATTTCTTCGACTGTTTTCACAAGATGAAGGATCTCTGGACAACCTTCAAAGTAGGGTGCGCGGAGTCTGTTCATGCGACCCAATCCTATATTGATGAAATTATCCAGAAATACGGAATTGATTCGAATGTTTACCGGGTCCGGGTGCTGGGAGAGTTTCCAAGGGATGATGATGATTCGGTCATACGGCTTTCCACGGTGGAATCTGCAATCGGGAGACAGGTTGAAAACTCTGGTGGGGACATCATCTGGGGAGTTGACGTTGCCCGATTCGGTGGCGACAAATCCTCTCTATGCAAGCGACAGGGCAACACAATATTGCAGAAGGTGAAGGTATGGCAGAATAAAGACACCATGCAGACCGCTGGTTTGATCAAATTGGAATACGATACAGTGGAACCCGGGATGAAACCGCATTGTATAAATGTGGACGTGATTGGCTTGGGTGCGGGAGTGGTGGATCGATTGCTGGAGATGGGGTTACCGGTCAACGGCATCAATGTTTCAGAGTCTCCCAGCATTAAAGAGCAGTTTCAACGTCTTCGGGATGAACTCTGGTTTGAAGGAAGAGAGTGGTTTGAATCACTGGCGGTCAATATCCCCAACGATGAAGACCTGATTGGAGAGTTGACAACTCCAAAGTATCGGGTTATATCAACGGGTAAGAGACAGGTCGAGTCGAAAGACGATCTTAAAAAGAGAAGTGTCGATAGCCCTGACCGGGCAGATGCCTTTTTATTAACACTCGCATCGGCTGGCACCCGAAACAGGAATTTTTACATGGACCTGCCCGAAGCGAATTTTGAAAGGTTAGTCGTATGAGCATGGAAACAGATATCCTGTCCCAGAGAAACCGGGATAAGATCAAAGATCTCACAAAAAGGATTGAACATTTGGAAGTTCCAAAACCTGATGAAAGCGGAGTGATCCAAGAATCATCCAAACAGATCATCAAAATCTGGGATGCCATAACAATGGTGGCGGAAGATCTGGCAGAGGTAAAGTTGACCATAGTAAATATTCAAAAAGTTATGGGTGGTCTGTTTAATCAGGTGGATGTGATGGAGGCGCAGTTGAAAGTACCCAAAAAAAAATCAAACGGCAGGAAGAAACAGAGTAAGGCGGCATAATCGATGGCAGATTATAATTCTGAAAAGATGGACGAATCCCAACTAAAACAGTTGATTGATTCGGAGATCAACCAAGCCAAAGACTACGGCTGGGCGATCAAAGAGCAACGGGAAGAGTCCATGCGCTATTACTATGGTATGCCTTTCGGCAACGAGGTCGAAGGCCGGTCCTCCATCGTCCTCCATGAAGTCCAAGATGTGGTGGAATGGATCATGCCCCAGTTGATGCGGATATTTACTTCTGGTGATCAGTTTGGAAAGTTCGAACCCGAATCAGAGGAGGATATCAAAGAAGCAGAACAGGCCACGGATTACTGCAATTATATTTATATGCGCCGAAACAAGGGGTTTGAGAACACCTATGATAGCTGTAAAGACGGTCTGATCGCCAAAACCGGGGTCCAGAAAATATGGTGGGACGAGTCGGAGAAAAAGAGGACCGATACTTATACCGGGTTGAATGACATCTCCTTCCGTAAATTGTTAATGGATCCGGAAGTTGAGGTCCTGGAACATGAGGAGCGTCAGATATCGATGCAAATGCTGGAAAGCGAAGAGGATTTTGGACAGGGGAGCGAACCGGGAGAGATGGTGGAGATGTCCGATGATGGATCCCTCCTGGTGCATGATCTCAAAATCGAAACTCGTACCTCCAAGGGGCGGGTCCGAATTGAAGTTGTACCCCCCGAAGAATTTTACGTCACCAACCGAGCCAAGTCCCTGGACCCTGACGATGCCCCTTTTATAGCACATCGTACCGAAATGACCGTCCAGGAAATGATCGAGATGAATTGGAACGGGATCACCCGGGACCGGTTGCTCCAGATATCCGGGGACGATGATCAGGAATACGATATTGAGCTGATCGCCCGATTCAGCAAAGACGAAACCTATACCTCAGTGGACATTCAGGATTCAGCAGAACCGCTGATGCGGAGAGTATGGGTTACCGAAGCCTATTTGTTTGCCGATTGGGACGGGGATGGGGTCGCGGAATATCGAAAAGTGACCAAAGCTGGTGATGTCATTCTCGATAATGTGGAAGTAGACGAGCATCCCTTTGTATCCATTTGTCCTATCCGGATCCCTCATAAATACTACGGTCTGAGCCTCGCTGATGTGGTTATGGACCTGCAACTGATCAAATCCACAATTTTCAGGAATATCCTGGACAATGCTTATCTGCAAAATAATCAGAGAAGTGCGGTTGATGCCGGCAAAGTCAACCTGGATGATCTCCTAACTTCCCGGCCTCATGGCATTGTCCGGGTACAGGGAGATCCGCGAACACGCATGATGCCGATTATCACACCGCCCCTACCAGAATCGACATTTATTGTTCTGGATGCCATCGACAAGATCCGGGACCAAAGAACCGGTGTCAACCAGTTCATGCAGGGCATCGATCCGGAAGTTCTGCAGAAAACCACCCTGGGAGCATTTGAGAAAGCCTCGTCAATGGCCCAGAGCCGAATTGAACTGATCGCCAGAATCTATGCAGAAACAGGGTTTAAGGACTGTTACCTTAAAATCTATTCCCTAATCATCAAACACCAGGACCGCATGGAAACCTTCAAATTGAGGGGGAAATGGCAGACCGTTGATCCTACACGCTGGCATGAACGGTCTGATTTCACGATACAGGTAGGTCTGGGACACGGAACCCGGGAACAAAACCTGGCTATGCTGGAAAAACTTGGGACCGGCCTCTCCAATCTGAGGGGAGATCCCGAACTCAAAGTCATGGTTACCCCGAAGAATGTTTATAATTATTTCGTAAAACTTATGGATAATATGGGATTTAAAAATGTGGACGAATTAATGACCGATCCCGACACCGTCAAACCCACCAAACCCCAGCAGGGCGATCCCGCCGCCATGCAAAAAGCCCAGGCCGATCTGATGAAGGCCCAGGCCACCATGGAGAAGGTCAAACTGGAACGGGAAAAACTGGCGTTTGAAAAACAGAAGATGCAGGTGGAATCCCAGAGAGATGGTCTGGATTTCCAGTTGGAATTGGAACGCTTTGAGTGGGAAAAGAAGGAAACCATGATGGAGGACCGGATCAACCAGGCCAAGCTGGTCCTGGAAGAAAAAGAGTTGCAGGTGGAGTATTTGACCAATAGAGCCGTTGCCATTGGAGATACCTGATGCCAAAAGTAAAAGAAACAGGAGTTGGGATTCTTCCATGGTTGAAGGAGAAGGGGCCGATGAAGAGGGTGAAGGGCGGCAAACGCACCGTGGACGCGGTTACCGGTCCCCCTCACAAGAAGGTCAAACCAAAAATTCAAAAACACCCACCCACTGTTCGACTTGGGATAAGGGCTTATAAATCAATCACCAAGAAACGAAAGTAACGTCTTGGCAAATATTTTAAAGGGTTAAGACGTTACTTTCCCGAAAAGGGGAACCATTGGATAATGAGGAGTTGGGAAGATACGGTAAGGATGTCATTGACAACCCGGCCTTCCAAACCGCTTTCGAAAACATCAAATCGAAACTCATTGAAGCGTGGACCCAAGCCGATTCTGCGGATACTCAGTTGAAAGAATCGGCTTGGGCCGGGATGAAACTTCTGGAAAAAATCAAATGGGAACTGGAATATTTCATGGAAGAAGGTAACATCGATAAATTAAACAGGAAACAGGAAGAGGCTGATCAGAAAATAATGGAAGAAGAAAAGGAACGGAAACGAAAGTTCCTGGAGACTCCGTTGCCAGGTACCCGGTTAGCTCAAAGGACGGAGTAACTTGCAAGTTATAGGAGAAGTATCATGCACAAAGGACAAGGCTACCACGGAAGGGAAGCCCCTCATTCTGCAAAAACTGATGATCTCGGTGAGATCAATGAATGTGGAAAATTGATGGGGGATGGTAAAAAGACGAAGAAAAGCGACTACGAAATGAACGAGGGACCCATCCATGGTGGTGGAAACTCCTCGTCTGATGGAATGTCAAAGAAAGGTGGCATGGATTACTGAACGTAGGTGATTCAGTAGTTCACTGAAAGGAATTTTATGGCTGATGAAAAGACTACCCCGATAACGCCGGAATCACCGGCACCGGGACTCAATGAGGAATCAGTTCATCAAACCGCCGCTTCTATCGAGAGTCTGATCAGTGACGAGTTCACCACTGGTGAAGACCAACTCGTAGAAGAGGCGGAGGAAGAGAAAAAGAAAACCGTTTCTAAATCCGGGAAGAAACCGAAAGAGGAAATCGAACCCGATGAGGAAGAAGAAGAACCCTCGGACGAATCGGATGAGGAAGCGGAGATTGAGGACGAAGATTACGAGGAACCCGAAGAAGACGAAGAGGAACCTGATTACATCACCATCACCATAGATGGCAAGGATCATCAGGTCACCCAGGACGAACTCATTAAAGGGTACCACCGTCAAAACGACTACACGAAAAAGACCCAGGCGGTCAGCGAACAACGCAAAGAGTATGAAACCGAACTCACAGCGATTCGATCAGAACGTCACAGATACGCGGAAAACCTTCAACAAATGGATAAAAACGCCGATGTCGAACTCAAAAAGTTTGAACAAATCGACTGGGCTGAGTTGAAGGAAGAGGATATCGAGGAATACAGAGAAAAAAAAGACGATTACCGGGATTATAAAGAGGCAAAAAAGCTGATCCAAGAGGAGAAGGATGCCCTCATGGTTAAGCATCGAAATGACCAAATTGCCCAAATAAAGGAAATCGCAAAAAATGAAACCGGGAAACTCCTCGGAAAGATACCAGCTTGGAAAGATAAGGAAAAATTCAAAATCGGTATGACCCGTTTGATTAAATACGGGAAAGTTCTGGGATACGAGGAAAACGAAATGAACAATATCCTAGACCACCGACATCTTGTTGCTATCGAAAAAGCCAGAAAATTCGATGCCTTTGAAAAAGCTGATCCTTCCAGAAGAAAGGTTAAAGGGAAACCCAAATTTACAAAACCCGGTGGACAAGGAACAAAGAAAAAATCCTCTACAAATACGCGGTCAAAAGAAAAAATGGATCGGCTGGAAAAATCCGGTTCCGTAAGGGATGCGGCTGATCTGATCGCAAACTTGGAAATTGAGTGAGGAATTAGCAAATGACACAACCCACTGAAACCTTCGACTCGTATGATTCTATCGGAACGAGGGAAGATCTGACCGATATAATCTACAACATTTCGCCAATTCAGACACCGTTCCTTACGATGTCCGGTAGAGCTAAAGCCGAACAGACTTTGCATGAATGGCAGACGGACGAATTGGCAAATGCCGATGGCAGTAATGCTGTGATCGATGGTGACGATGCTACGCATGATGCGATTTCCGCGACCACGCGGGAAACTAACCGCACCCAGATTTCAGACAAGGTAATCGTCATTTCCGGAACCCAGGAAGTGGTGAACAAAGCTGGTCGAAAATCTGAAATGGCGTATCAGATCGCCAAGAAGTCAAAAGAACTGAAACGGGATATGGAGACTATCCTTACGGGTACTCAAAATATTCTTACCGGTGATTCCACCACGGCTCGGTTGACCCGGGCTTTGGAGAGTTGGCTGGAAACCAATATCAGTCATGGTGGTGGCGGTTCAACCTCCGCTGGTGTTGTGACCGATGGTACGGACAGAGCGGTAACCGAGGCTTTGATGAAAATCCAGTTACAAGCCTGTTGGACCGAGGGTGGTGATCCCCGGACCCTGATGGTTGGACCTTTCAACAAAGGTTCAATCTCTGCGTTTGCTGGGATCGCTCCGTTGCGCCGGGAAACCGGAAGTTCAATGAGCCAAGCATCGATCCTGGGTGCGGCTGATGTCTATATCTCCGATTGGGGTGAATTACAGGTTGTACCCAACCGTTTCAGCAGAGACACCACTTTGCTGGTTTTAGATATGGATATGTGGGCCGTGGCATATCTCCGACCATTCAGAGTTCAACCGTTGTCAAAAACGGGTGACTCCGAGCGGAGACAGTTGATCGTGGAATACTCTCTGGAAGCCAGGAATGAAAAAGCATCCGGAAAAGTAGCCGATATCAACACGGCCTAATAACCGTGGGTGAGTTCCAACGGTGAATGAAGCGGGGGGATATACTGTTCTCCAAGTAGCCCCCCGCTTTTTTATAAAGGAAAAAATTATGGGCTGGGTAAAAGGTCGTAGCTTTCAAATATTACCGTCACTTCTTAGAACCAGTAGTGTGAACATCGATCTGGAAGGTAAAGCGGCTGAGTACGATGAATTGATGGTTATAGTGGATGTCACAGCCAGTGTTGCCCCTACCTCTCTGGACGTTCTTTATCAGGTGAAAGCCAATTCAGGAGCCTGGGTAACCCGGGCAACATTAGCAACGATTTCCGGGAATGGAGTTTTCCTATTGGAAATACCGGATAATATAGGTCTGGACTCCAGGCTGATGATTACTTCGGTTGGAACCAGTTTTACCTATTCTGTTACTGGAGTCGGGAAAAACGCCGGGGGCCGTGGATAAATTCCTTGGGTATAATGATGAAGGGGAAGGTGGAGTCCGTCAGGAAATATGGTATGACGAGCGTACCGACACCCTTACGTTCAAAGATGTCCAGGACTGCACTCAAATTCTGGAAGATAATCGCAGACAACTGAACGATGAACATGGGAAACCCTTTGGGGAATGGAAGAAGATAGCGACCATTCCGAACATCGTTATCAACCAGTTGATCAAAGAAGGCATCTGGGGTGACCGCGTAAGATTTAAAAAATGGCTCAATAAATCTGAGTATTCTAAATTCAGGACGAAAGAGGGCCAGTTATGATTCCTACAAATTTCAGTGAACTTCAATCTGAAATAATAGCTTATATAGACCGGGATGATCTCACCACCAGGATCCCCGGGTTTATCGCTCTTGCTGAGTTGAGAATCCGCCGGGACCTGGCAGTACGGGATATGGAAGCCCGGGTCTGCCTGGATACTGTTACGGGCCAACAATATTATGGTCTGCCCCAGCGGTACAAGGCCATGCGGCATATTCACCTGAAAACCTCACCGATAACCAATCTGGAGTATTTGACACCCCAGAACTTTTTTATAAAATGGGCTGGGACCAATACGGGAAAACCGATAGTTTACTCCATATCAGGAGATGAAATTCTATTCGGCCCTACTCCAGACGGGGTTTATACGGTGGAGATGTTCGTGTACCAGAGGTACGCACCACTAAGCGATAGCAATCCGGTCAACTGGCTGATCACGGATGCTGTCGATCTTTTGCTTTACGCCTCCAATTTGGAGGCTTCTCTATTCATCAAAGACAAGGAAGAAATCGATAAATGGGCACCGTTATTTGAAGTGGCGTATTCCGCGATTAAAACGGAAGATGCCCTGGACAGACATTCTGGTGGTGCTTTGATGGTCGTTCCCGATTCACCGAGGTTTTGATGATAGAGATCAACATGAAGAAAGGAAAAGTCCAGATTCCAAAGGCCATCATTCTCCCGCCTTTAGGAGCAACTGTACTTGGATGCCGTTGTGGAGGGACCACCTTCCGCAATTTTGTCCAGGTAAAGAACACCGAAATAGTGAGAATTATTGAGATTCTTTGCCTGACTTGTAAAAAGACATATCGACCAGACACGAAAACCGGGTTTGATCGCAGAGGTTCCCTCCAAGAAGACAAGGACCGTATGCCCGGGAAAATCATTGTCACTTAGCAGGTAAGGAGATCAAAATGCTTTTAACAGACGAAGCACGAATCAAAAAGTTCTTTGCGAAAAGTTGCGATAACGCCGTAACTATTTCGTTTTACGACTCAATGAAAGAGTTCATCGGTGACAATACCATCGATCTCGATGATACGACAGCCGGTGTTTTTACGGCTGAGTTAGTGGATACCAACTATACCTACGCCGCCACTCATTCGAAAAGAGCCGATTGGTCAGGTGATGCTCTTGCAAGTGCGAATGGGTACACAAACCCTGGACAGGATATGACTTCCATCACCTGGACAGGCGCGGGTACCTTAACCTGGGATGCCACCGATATGTCATGGACCGCTTCTGGTGGATCTATCGGGCCGGCAAAACATTGTATCGTTTACGATGATACGACTACCACGACCACCCAAACTGATTCACCACTGGTGGACGTAAACTTTGGTCAGGAGGAAACAGCGGGGGATGGTACCGACTTCAAAGTAGTCTGGAACGCATCTGGCATTTTCACCCTGGCCTAATAACCAAGGGGGTAAAATGTCAAAGTCCTACGAAAGTCTTGCGGAAAAGCTGTGTCTTCCTATCGAAAGATTAGGGGATATTGATAATTGGAGTGCCGGTCCAGAAACCTTGGACCGGCTCTACGATTACATCATAGATAACGAACCATTCAATGTGGTCGAATTTGGATCCGGATTGAGTACGTTGGTTATCGCCCTTGCTCTGAAAAAAGTAGGGCAAGGAAGAGTTGTGTCTTTAGAGCATGACGAAACCTACCAAAAAAGAACCCGAGAATTAATTAAATTTAACGGATGCGAATCCTACTCCAATATAGTTGTTTCGCCATTGGAGGGATTTGTCCCGTTCTATCGGAACATTCCTCACTCTGTTGAAATAGGGATGGTCTTTGTTGATGGTCCTCCTGCCTCCGCGCATCCTATGTCCCGGTATTGGGCCAAGCGGATCTTCTCCAACCTGGCTCCCGATGCGTTTATCTTCCTCGATGATGCTCAACGATCCGGAGAAAAGATGGCTCTGGGGTTGTGGGTGGACGAGTTTCCCGGGCTGGCTCCTTCCGAAACTATTAATGAAGCAGATGGACGGGTCTGCAAAGTTTTATCTCATTCCAGAAAATTGTTAAAACGAGTGGTGGTATCGATCCCCAACACCGGGATGATCAATAAATTTGTTCTACTCACCATTCTCACCATGACCAAGGATCCCCGCTACAAAATACATTTAAAGATGCCCACCTTTACCCCAGTAGAGAATGGGTACAACCACATGGTAAAGGAATTATTAAAAGGAGATTTTGATTTCTGGCTGAATATCGATTCGGATAACCCACCAATTAGAAACCCCCTCGATTTGGTGGAACTGGACAAAGATGTGGTGGGCCTCCCTACACCCATTTGGTATTGCCCAGAAAATCTGGACGGTATTCGGCCTTGGTTATGGAACATCTACCAGCATGACTCCAAGAATGATAATTATCGGGAGTTCAGAGGAGACAAGAATGGTTTGATCCAGGTAGATGCGGTGGGAATGGGATGTACTTTGATCGCCAAAAGGGTGTTCGAAAATCCTGAAATGCAGAAGGGAGCGTTTTTAAGGAAATGGCATAAGGATGGAACAGTACGCCGTGGAACCGATATAGCGTTCTGTGAAAGAGCCAGGGAGAACGGGTTTGAGATCTTTGCTCATTGGGACTACCCATGCAAACATTTCAAAAATATTGAATTGGTTGAAGCGATCCGGGCCTTCTCCGAACAGAAGACCGATGAAGAGTTGGTGGATCGGATGGCTTCTGACTTTGCTTTGAAACAAGAGCTGGGAGGATAAATGGCTTTTAGGCACCCCTCATCAGGGGAATTTACATTTGATACGGAGACAGGCGCAGACTCCGATGAGTTTCTTTATACTGATCCGTTAGCGACTGACGCGACTCTCCCGCAACCAGCCAATACTCCGCGTAGATGGTGTCACGATACTGACGACACAACCTCTGTGGATATTGGGCCTACCTCTGGCGCAGGGGGTTCGCCTGACGGTTATCTTTATACTGAGGCTTCTTCTCCTGCCGCCGCCGCTGACGACTTTTATCTGGAGTTTGACACCACGCTCGATGTCTCCAATGTTGACCTCACCGTAGAGTTTAAAACTAATCAACGTGGTAATAACAACGAAGCAACCGTTTGGGTCGAAACCAATGAGAACGGCGCGGGATGGGTCAGTCGTGCGGCACAGGGTTCCTTTGGGGGTGCCAGTGATCCTGATAAGGTAAATACTGCGGGGTCGCAAATCTGGACTCAACGCTCCGTTAGTCTTAAAGGTGTGATCTCTCACGCCTCAACCCGTATCCGCCTTCATATTACTTTAGGTTCTACGGGTAGTATTTGGCACAACGATTACGGTATTGACGAGGTTGTTTTTATCGGAGCCGATCCGATTGATCGAGAACAGGATAAGTTTCGTTATTATGATGATGATGGAGATGAGGATGCTTCAACCGCATTGGAAAACCAGGACACCGATCTCACAAGAGGGAAAACCGATCCATTTCAGTTAAGGATTGGAACGCAGTTAGTGGGCGATCCTCCCACAGAGGCGTGTGAGTTGCAATACAAAGAGAACGGTGATGCCGCCGCAGAATGGAGGAAATTGTTATGAGCAGGTCGGGTAAAGCAGGGATTCCAGATGTCGGGGATGAAATTTATTTCTTTGAGTCAGACGGTGTTGAAGACTGGACACGGCATGAGGCAACTGTGCGGGTTGCTCCGTCTTCGCCTCACTTAAAATGTCATTTAATCCGAACAAGTGATGGACAGCAATTCAATAACGTAGAAAACGTAGAGAATTGGCAGGGTCAAAATAAAAGAGAAGGTCATCATTATTGGGAAGATAAACTTTCGGGGTAAGTAATGCCATTATCATTTCGATCAGCAACAGAAGCGGGGTCGTCTGGAGCGCAGGCAAATCTTGTTATTGATGTGCCTGCGGGAGTGGTGGACGGCGATCATCTTCTTTTATTCGGTGTTACCGCTGACGGTGATGATGGCGGCTTTGATGCTCTTTCCGGCTGGACCGAAGACATTGATGCGGCCTCTTTCAACACAGGAGGTTCTGCCCCCTCACCCCCCGGTATGTCTGTCTGGCACCGAATAGCAAGTAGTGAACCCGCTGATTATCTGATTGTAGCCAGCTTTGGAGACACAGGTATTGCCGCCAAGATGATCGCAATTAAGGGTGGTGACGATACTACCATGTTGGATGTTGCCCCTACAACGGCGAATGGTGATGGTACAAACGCAGACCCACCTTCTAATAATAGCGGCTCTGGAACTGACGGATTCTTAACCATTGTCGCCGCTATGTGGGATTCAACGACAATAGTTCTCACTGCTTTACCGGCTGGATATACAGATGCCGGTGATTTGCTTTCTGTTGTAGGGAATGGCGGGGGTAACGGTGCAACGATGGCGATGGCTTATCGGGATTCTGTGGTCGATCCCGCCGCCGCCGAAGACCCTGCCGCCTTTGGTTCTAACGCAGAACAATGGGGAGCCGTTACAGTTTCCCTTCGCCCCGGTCCCGGTATTTCCACTATTGTTCCATCTACATTTGATATGGACAACGCCGATGTTGATATTAATGGTTCCGGGTTCGGCGCGACTATCGGGGCTTCTGATGTTTATTTAAGCCCGAATGATCTGCTCAGTGAGGCGGGTGAGGTTGATATTACGGCGGCAGTAAATACTTGGTCTGACGTTCAAATAAATTTAGACCTGACTTTGCTTTCACAGGCAACGATTGATCTTCTGCATACAATGGGTCCGGGTGCAAGGTTCATAATCGTTAATGTGGGGGGTGTTCCCGCAACGACTGAATATTTTAGCGACCCTCCTCCTACTCTGCATAGACCACAAGCATTTGAAATGGTTTTGGGTGCCATTGTACCCGGAGGTACGACTTCCAGAATTACAGGTATGACTGGCACTTTCGCCGGGGGTCGGGCAGAGGAAACGGCGGCTCAGAATCCATCCACCACAAATGTTGATGTTGCCGATAACGGAAGGCGAGAAGATGTTTGGAGCATACAGGCCAAGCCCAATTCCAGAGCGGTACAGCATGACTTTCGTATTATTTATGGGGATACGGGGTTAGCCGCAGAAGTAATAACGACCACGCCACAAGTCACTGTATCCACGGCAAGCGGGGTTACGATAGATGCGCCACTCGGGACCCTCGCACTTGTTGGACTGTTGCCCACCATACCGACTGGGGCCTCTGCTTCTCCTCCACTCGGGATACTTACCCTTTCAGCATTATTGCCAACCGTTCCAACGGGGGCATCGGCTTCTCCACCGGCTGGATCTTTAATACTCGCTGGACTCATTCCAACGGTTCCTACAGGGGCTTCCGCACTTCCGCCTACAGGGGTTTTGGCCCTGACAGCATTGATCCCCGCTATCCAGACAGGTGTTTCGGCTGAATCGCCACTCGGATCCCTGGTATTAGCGGGACAGATCCCAGCGGTTCCAACGGGAGCATCGGCAGAATCACCCCTTGGGTCGCTCAGTTTAACGGCGCAACTTCCAACTATTTCAATCGGAGTACAGATTGATCCTCCTTTGGGATCCATCACCCTGGCTGGACTCCTTCCAACAATACCAACGGGAGCATCGGCAGAATCACCAACCGGAACTCTGACACTTACTGGACAGATCCCATCCATCACTACTGTCGGTGATGTCATTGTCGATGTTACTCTTGGAACCTTAACTCTCACTGGTTTAATCCCGACAATTCCCAAAGCCACTACGGTTAATGCTCCTACCGGAGTATTGATTTTATCCGCCCAACTTCCAATCGTAGGAATTAGTGCCACTGTTCAGGTTCCACTCGCATCCCTTTCGATTTCAGCACCGGAAAATATAGTCGAAGAGCATCCGGTATCAGAAGAAGATGATGATATCCGAATAAATGGCTTTGTTGTCAAATACGCTCAGTCATTTACTGGAACGGGTGATCCAATAAATAGGATGAAGTGGAGATTGAAGAAAGTAGGTAGTCCGGGTGTTGATCTGATGTTTGCAAAATTATATGCACACTCGGGAGTTTTTGGAACGTCCAGTATCCCAACCGGTGCGGCACTTGCGACTTCAACCGGATTAGATCCAGAGAAATTAACGGAAAGTTTGGTTCAGACAACCTTCGTTTTCCCGACTCCTTTCACAACGGTAAGCGGAACGAAGTATTGTATATCCATAGAGAGAGATGGTGGAGATGTAAGTAACGCTGTCGATGTTGGAACGGATGAAACTGCACCCTCCCATGAGGGCAACTGGGCACAATTCTTTAGTAGTGCATGGTCTGCTGTTGGCGGTTTTGACGGAATATTTGAACTCATTACAGATGGTCTTCCAGCTATTTCTATTGGAGTTTCCGTTTCTCCACCGGCTGGATCTCTGGCTCTTAATGCCCTGATCCCCGCCGTTGTGATATCGGTTAAGATCGATGTTCCTCTCGGGGTTTTGGTACTTACCGGATTCGATCCCACAATACCTGGTGGTGGACCTGCAATCAGTGTTCCTCTCGGGGCTTTGAATTTAACGGCCCTGTTACCCACCCTATTTTCTGGAGTTGCTGTATCCCCGCCAACCGGGGTCCTGACACTCGCTGGACAAGTCCCAACTGCAAGCACAGGAGTTTGTGTTTTCGTACCGATTCAAACTCAACTTTTTGTTGGAACAGAAGAATACCAAGACCAATTTACTGATAACTCCAGGGATACGGCCTTTTGGGATCAAAGCCCAATCGATACCACTGAATCCAATCAGCAGTTGGAGTTTGATGAAAATCCACCCGGTTCATCTAATGCAGGACAATGGGGAGCAAATAATTTAACCGCAAGAAATGAATACTGGGTTGAGTTAGAAGTTCACTTTATTGCTGGGATAGCTTCCCTTGCTACTGGTCAACTATATAGTCCTCTTTGGCTTGCGGCACCGGCTGGACAAAACGCCGTTCAATTTTATTTAGTAGATATTTCGGGGACTCTGAATCTTAGAGCATCGTACACCGAAGATGGTCCCACATTTCAAAGTGTCAATATCGATGTTGATAGTTGGTATGTTGACGGAACGACATTTAGATGGATCGCTCACAGGAAGCGGTCCACTGGACCTGGGGACAACAACGGTATTATCGAATTATGGGTTATCGATCAGTCGGACAGTACCATCCGAAAGGTTCACGAAATATTAGATATTGACGATGATGGACAAGGCGATATCGTTCTTATCCGATTTTTCCCAGCCGCCAGTACCACCAGTGGACGAGTCGCATGGAACATCGATAACTTCAAACTGGGGACAACGGGAGGACAGGCGGGATTATTATTAGATGGGTTTGCTCCACTCATAAGGATCGGAGCAACCATAAATTCTCCACTAGGTTTACTTACCCTAGCGGCACAGATACCTTCTATTCAGGCAGATACTCCTGTTCCTTTAGGGTCACTGATTTTAAC